CCAAAAGATTTTGCTCCTTTTATTGCTTCTTTTAATTCATCTTTAATATTTTGTTCTATTTCCTGACCAACAGCAGCAAATTTTTCTTTCAACTTTTCAGTTTCTTCTCCTTTCTTTTTAATTAGTTCGGCTCCTTTTTCAAGTTTTCTATTTTCTTCCTCTAATTGTAAGATCGTGTTTGCCAACTCTTCGCCATATTTTTCAATAAGTTCTTGCCTTCTTAATTCAATATCAAATTGCTTTCTACCTTCATCTGTCGCAATTTTTGATCTTTCAACACTTTCTTTTAATTTCTTATTTTTTTCTTCTAACGCATTTTTTGCTTTTTCAAATTCTTTAGATAATTCAACTCCCTGTGCAATAACTAATTTTTCTTTTAATTTATCTAATTTTTTAAGTAGTCCTTTAAGTTCTATCTCTTGATCGACAGTAAATATATTAATCATACTTCCGTCAACCTTATCTTTCTTTTCTTGTAATTTTTCAACTGATTTAGTGATTCTATCTATTTCATTTTGAATATCTGTTGAACTGCCCTCTTCTAATAATTTGTTAAATTCTTTTTGTTTATTTATTGCTTTGATAATTGCATTTGTAAGAAAAACAAAACCAGTTGCAATTGCAACTAAAGGTAAAGCGTTTAATGCTATTGTAAGTCCTCCTGATGCAATAGCTAAAGCCTTTGTAGAGACTGAGGCTGTTGCCTGTGCTTTTGCTAAAGCAATAGCTCCAGCACTTGTGGCGGCAAATTTTGCAGTTAATATCGTTTGGGCTGTTGCTAATAAACCACTTGCAGCAGAAAAACCTTTTACAGCTAAACCAAGCCCAACAATTACTGCTGCTGTTTGACCACCCTCAGAATTAAGAAAATTTATTAAATTTGTTAATCCATTTACTGATGCAGTTAAAGCAGGGTTTAAAGATTTACCTAAAACTTCTGAAAAATCTCTAAAAGATTCTCCTAAAGAATCGGTCGCACCAACAAGTCCAGTTGCGGCTGCTTGAGATAGTCCATTATAACTTTCTTCAACAATATTTAAAATCATATTATGTGCTTCTGCCACCTTGTTTGTTTTCATTAATTCTTTTATTACATCTGTCTGAGTCTTTGTAAAAGCTATACCAGAACGATTTAAGTTTGACAAGTTTCTTTCTGGATCTTGCAAGGCTTTTGCTAGTTGCATAAACGAAGTATTTACATCTACTCGGTTGACCTCTGCTATATCTGCTGCGGATTGAGCAACTCTTGAATATGCGTCAACTCCAATATTTCTAAAACTTGTTAATAAATTAAAACCTCTAGTGAAATCTTCTTGATCAAATAAAGTTTCTTTTCCTAATCTATCTGCGGCTTTTTGCAACTCATTTAAAGCGGCAGTTCCTTCTCCTAAGTTTAATAAACCTTGTCTTAATATTTTTAGGTCACTTTCTCTTTCTGCAAAAGTTCTTAAAACAGTATTAACAGTTGCCAAAGCTCCACCCACCGCAACAATTGGAGCAAGTGTTGACATTAATGTAGTTCCTAATCCTTTTGCTGCTGTTGATGTTGCAGCTAAAGAAGTTGTTGTTCCTTTTGCAGCAGCAGATAATTTATTAGTAGCCTTTGAAGTATTATTTAAAGAAGTAACAGCGTTTTTTGCATCAACTCTAAGAGTTACATTTGCCTGTGCCACAAATAAAAAAAGTCTTTATTCTATATTACCTTGATTTGGCTTTTTGTCGTTGAGCCGCTTTTGTTTCTTGTTCAAATTTATTTTCATAATATGCAGCCCAATAAATAAGCTCCTCTTGTGTCAAAGAAGTTCTAAGCTCATATAATGTTTTTTTTAATTCTGTTGCGAGAAAAAACTCAAAATTTAGCCAGTTGTCTCGCTTGATTCTTTTTTTGCTGTGTCAACATCTAATTCAATATTGAATAAAAATAGTTCTACATCATTTAAAACTTTTTCTGGTAATGATCGTTGCAAGATCGGTGCATCTGACATATCAAAATGTTTTGTACCATCTTCTTTTTCGGCCATCTGGCAGAGTAATTGAGTCGAAACTGTTAAGGCTTCCTCTGTACCAGCTAATTGTTGTGCTTTTTGCCTGTCAAACCTTGTAAGTGGTTTAAAATACAAAGTTGTTATAACTTTTCCATTGTTATCTTTTAGCTCATACTTTCTTCTGGTTGTCATTTCATCTTGAAATGCACCAATAACAAGGTCTGCTGTTCTTTGCGTTGCCATAATTGGGGTTGATTAAAAATAAATTAGATAGCTGATGTAATAGTGCCAGATGGTTTAAATGTAATGCTAATAGTGTTTACATCACCCATAGAGGAACTTTGTTCAAAATTTGTAATTAAGCCGCTAAAGCTAATTTTTTTACTGCCGCTTGCACTATCAGGAAAAAGTTCAAATGATGCTGTTCCAGCGTCACCTGTTGTCAAACAAGCGTCAACAAAAGCTGCTGTTTCACCAGATGCCGCAGCGTCATATACTAACTCAGCAGAACCCTCACCCTCGATAAGTCCACCAACAAATGATTTAAAAGTATCACCTTGCACAGTAGTTTCTTGTGTATCTTTTGTAATAGACATTGACCATGATCTTGTACCAAGTACAGGGTTTACTGAAGAACCACCGTCATCAAATTTGACCTGTCCAACATCACCTTTTACAGCAGCCATAACAATTAAAAGAAAGATTTATAAATATATTAACCTTTTTCAGCTTTTTTTACATCTTTTTTTGTCGCTTGTTGTTTTTCCATATATCTTCTGCATTGAGGATCCCAATATTTTGGATCTCTTCTACCTTTTACAGCTTCGATTGCGTCAAGCATCTGTTCAGTAAATTCCATTTTTACAAGTCCTCATAAATATTAAAAGTGATTCTAATTTGTGTCTGAAACTTACCTTCTGGACTTGATGTAAATATCTCAGGGCCAATAGGTGCATCAAAAATAACATTAGAAACAGTCACCCTATTGTATAAGTCTCTTATCCGTTTGCAAATTGTAAAGTTAGAGCCAGCCCCAAGACCCTCCTCAGTAAATACATTTATTAAAACTAAACCAACAATATTATTAAAAGCATTACTTGTATCTCCTTGAGTTAAATATTCATTTGATCCGAAGCTAGTAACGCATTGAACAAAGGTATCTTCTGTAGTGCTATCAAATGCCATGTTATTAAATACAACAGGGATTGCAGGGCTTGAGGCCAGTTCTGTGGCTAGTCTTGCCTCAATAGTGGATCTAACTGTGTTTAAATCTATTGCAGCCATTAAATACTCCTTTTGATCCTTTCATATTCTTTTTTTGCATACTGTTCAAGCTCTTTTCCAATAAGTTCTGGAAATCCAGCAATAGTTTTTTGTCTTGTTCTATATTTACCACCCCAAGATGGTGGGAGGTTTACACCAAAACAAACTGGTTCTGCATAAGGCAAGTTATTTGATACAACTCCGCTAAACTTTTTTATTTGTGTCTGCCATGCTCCTTTAAGTACACCACCAGCCCCATGATCTAACAGGGCTTTTTTAAAGGGAACTACTTTACCAGAGGGTAATGTAAAAAAGTTAGGTATAGAGTTTAGATCAGGGTAATTATCTAAAGAAAAAACTGGAGTCGCTTTTTTTACTCTTGCTGTCCACTCCAAAGTAGTTGCAGCCACTAAATCCTCTACAGCTTCCCTCATCACATCATCTATTTGGTCTAACCTGATTCTTCTCGTCATATTTACCTCAAGATAAGATCAAAGCTTACAGCAGTATTATTTTGTTCATTCGTTATAACTTGAATAATTTTAAATTCAACGCTACTTATAACTACTCTATCTTTTGTAGTAGGAACAAATGTAAGATCTCCAGCAGATATTGTCAGTAACTTATCCTGAGATTCAATCAAATCATTTACCTGATTCTTGGAAACATTACTCAATGCACCTTTGATAGTTGTGTCAGATGTTGATTCACTTATTGCTCCTGTTGTGGTGTTATAACTTCCAGCAGTTACTTGCCTGATAGTTACATCACCACCAAGCTTTTTCAGTGAAGCACTAGCCGCCTTTTTCAGTGCATTTGCAAGACTCATAATCTATAAGCGATAACCTGACCACTTGCAAGAGTGATGCTTGTAATCACACCTTCAATTTCAGAGGAGGCTTTCATTTCAATTCCATTAATAGTTGCAGATCCATTTTCTGTAATATTCTCAGCCACAAAAGTAGCCTCTGAATC